GTTTCGTCTATTGTCGTCAAACACCTATATATACGGAGAACAGTCCAAATGGTCTAGATCTGCTGCTAGCTCACTCGCGCCTGCTCACGCTCAAACCACCCTAATAGACCATATCATCATCAACCCTAGTATAGTAGTAGAGGTAGTCTACGGGTCAACCATTGAAACACAGATCTGCTATATAGTGGCTATGGCAGCTAGTTGCTATAGTGGTGGTCTAGTCAATGCATGTCTGTGTATTGTTGGGCAATTAGTGGTTATGGCGGATAGTCTCACCCGATGGTATGGCAGGTGATATCCAGAGACTAGTTGTAACGAAGAGTATCTTTCTCTTAAGGTGTATTTTTCTCTTGCCCATCTGGAGGTCTACTGGCGGCATGACTTTTGGTAACCCAAAAATTTCCAGCCAGAAAAATGCACTACTTCCAGATCCTCACTAGTTAAAGATGTCTATAATACGCATTTCTAGTCCAGAAAAAAACTAGCCCGAAAAAAATATGTGCAAATAAACTCTTTAGAGTCTTTCAGAGTTAAGGTACACTTGTTATAATTAATATAAATAATAACCTTAAAAAATAAAAAGATATGTTCGAAGCCCTAACACAAAACTCAACAGATGTGACACAAATCAAACTAGCCCTGGACTCTATCGCCCTTTCGTTGCGATTCGTGGTCTATATCGGTCTGGTGGTTTCCGTGTTCTACATTGGTAAATCTGTAAATAACTGGAAATAAAATGAAACTACTATTCTGTAATACATGCGAGGATATCGTGAAACTAACAAAGACTACCAGGACCTGCCGTTGTGGCGTGACTGGTGGACACTACAAGGAAGACGGACTTAACGCGGTCTATTACGGTCCTGCCATTCCACTGGGTTTTACTAATGGTACCTTTATAGATGCTATTCGTAATCAACCTGAGTACGGGGATGGTTACCGTTATACTAGTTTTGTTATTCCGAAGGTCTGTCCTACTATGGTCCATATAGATGTTGATGATTATGAAGAAGTGGTTGATTACTATTGGGATGATAGGTATGATGAGTTAATGGAAGAAGCTGAGGTACAGAAGAAACAAAAGAAATTGAAAAATGTATTTAAAGATGAGGAATAGAATACTAAAAGTTTGTGAAGCTTGTATATTTGGAGTAGCGTATGCGATACTTGCTTGCCTTTGTGGTTTAATTGTCTATGCAATTGGATTTGCTTTTTGGCAATTGGGTCTACAGCTTATCGGGTAACTATGTGCTTTCGGAGTAAAAATGTGCGACGGATGTGCGACCGCCCTATAAAGAATTAGAGTACTAAAAATTAAAAAAAGAAAAATATGAAAAAATGGATTAGCAAAAATGGATGGCTAGGTTTAATGGCAATTGGATCATCCCTATTATTTTGGACTTTGTCTACAGAAGGCGAGGCTTTCTCTGGACAAATACCAATGGCGTGTGTATTAATAATAATCGGAGTTAGTTGGAGCTCCTCTAAAAACTAGTTATGATTAATAGTGGAAGAGAATGGGATTGGATGGAAGAAGAGGAGCAGGTAGAAGAGATACTAACAGAAGCCAATGCGTATAACCTTAGAGCCGAAGTTAAGACTACTGCTGAAATGTTTATAAAAGACGATCCTGAATTAAGCAAGACAGCAGCTTATCAGATGGCTTACATAGAATGGATTAAATAATGATACAAGAAATTGTAGTACCTTACGGAATTTGTGGAGCTATCTTCGGACTGCTCTTTGAAATGTTGGTTAAATCTCAAGATAGAGACCATGAAGTAAAAGGATGGGAACGTGTCTACTGGGTTTCACTATGGCCGTTCTGTTTGGTAATCTTCTTGTATAATTTTTTAAAAGGTTTTTGGGAATAGCTTTCAGAACAAGTTTTTGTAGATTATAATTATACTATAACAAACAAATTAAAAACAAATCAAAAATGAGTCGTTATAATTCAAGGATGCATGGAATAACAAAAGACAAAGTTTATGTCGACCTTAACTGGGGGTTTGATCCGGTACTAGGTTATTGGTATGACATTATTGAAACTCGTGATGGAGAAGAAACGGTTATTGAAGAATGGTCGAGTACAACTAATGGTGGAAGTAGAAGTAAGATGTTAGAATTTTTGATAAAATATAACTTACCAAAGGAACACCGTAGCATGGTCGGTTTAGACATGCCGTTCTAAATGAATGCCGCTGTGGTGGAATTGGTAGACACGACAGACTTAAAATCTGTTGAGCAGTAATGCTCGTGGCGGTTCGAGCCCGCCCAGCGGTACAAATAAAATAAATGAATATGGCAAAATATAAAAATAGGTACGGAGACATTTATACATTCAGTATGAATAAAGACAAGAGCATAGAATGGGAAGGTCCATTTGGACATTATCGCGAAGGAAGCGATGACAGTGGAAACACTATAATGGTAGATCCTAGTGGAGGTCCATTTTTAGAAAAAGGCAAAATGCTATCTCATATTGTTTGGGATGAAGACTTTAATGTTATCATAGAAAAATTTGTAAAAACAGAAAAAGGTTTTACTATCATTACCAAGCCACATGAGTATGATCCAAATGATATGTCTCATTTAGCAGATACAAAAATTATAGGTGGAATAATCAATACAAGTTATGATGAGTAATTTATATAGAGGCAATGGATATATCGGCGGAGTATGTAAAGGCTTAGGTAACTGGTCAGGTATACCTTCAATTCTTTGGAGGGTTGGTTTTCTTTTTATCTTTCCTTGGGCTTTTTGGGTTTATTTAACTCTTTGGATTTTTCTTAAAAAAGAACTTTCAGAATTTAAGTAATTAGATTATAATTATACTATAACAAATTAAATAATTAACATGGCAAAATTTTCAAAAGGCGACAAAGTAACATGGGTTCAACCAATGACAATAGTACCACATCCTGAAGGCAAGACCGATAGGAATGGTGAAGTACTACCAGTTTTTAGAGATAAGACTTTCACAGGTACAATTATCTCAGGTGTAGGTAGCAATAAATTTCAGGTTAGACCTGATGGCCTTAATGCTACACCAAAAGGAATCCCTTCTTATTATGACAAAAGTATTTTAGAATCTCAATTAACAAAAATTTAATCATGAGTGAAATTAAGACTATAGACAGTAAAGAAGTTTGGTGGGCAACTACTAAAGAATATGAATTAGATGTTGAAGGCGAAATTACAACAGTAAGAATTGCAGAAACTTCAAATAGTACTGAATTCTTTCAATGGAATGAAAAATCTGGTTGGGAAGAAGCTGACACAGATGGTGGCATTATGAAGATAGTTTATGAAGCATGGTGTAATGGGGAATTAGAATAAGATGAAACATTTTACAAATAATGCTAAAGAAATTTTAAAGGTTATGGAAAATAACAAGTATAGGCAAGGCAGGTCTGAAGAGCAAGTAAAAGGTTCTTATATAGGAGCTTTTATTTCAATCATAGGATTGATAGTTATAGCAATTATAGCAGCTATCATATCCTAAACATCTGGACCAGTAGCTCAGCTGGATAGAGCATCTGCCTTCTAAGCAGACGGTCACAGGTTCGAATCCTGTCTGGTTCACCGAGTATCGGGATGTATCTCCTCAAGCTTATACCTTGTAGAAAGAGTAATTGGTTACATATGAGTTCAAGTCTCATCTTCCCGACCTTAAAAGAATAAATAGTTAAAATAAAAACTTACATATGCTGATAATAAAAAAAGGAGAAAAAGAATCAATAGACAAAGTATTAAAAAGATACAAGAAAAAGTGTAGAGAGACTAGACTCCTTAAAGATATCAGAGCAAGAAAAGAGTTTGTAAAACCTTCCACTATTAAAAGAAAGACAAAACAAAAAGCAATCTATCAACAAAAGCAAAATAAACAGTTTTAAAATTGTTAATAACTTTTTGAAAAAAACGTGAATTTATAGTTCAGTTCCCAAGTAAATGTATTATATTTATACTATAATTAATTAAAACAAAAACGGAACATGGCAACATTAAGAATCTTTACTCAGTACTACGAAAATTATTCAGACACTCAAACTCCTCACTGGAAGCCTAAGGGTGGTCAAACATTTATCATTAAAGATATTGAAGGTGATCTGATTATCTACTGTGATAATCTAAAAGAGGTTTGTTCAAACCTTGTATCATCATATTCAAATGAACACGCTAAATATGAATACCGAGAGCATGAGGTTGACTTTATTGGTGATGAAGAAATCTCGGTAACAAAATTGACAAAAGAAATCAGGGATCAATTTAACGGTGAAGGAAAATATGCATCAAAAGATATTCCTGGTTTTGAAGGTACAATGGATCAACTTAATGATCTTAATATTAGGTGTTCAGCTGACCAAGATAGAGACTGGGCTAATGAATCTGAAAACATACAATAAGATGAAGAAGTTTAAACACACCTTTAGTAAATTGGAAAGTATTGACATTCTTTTAATTTTTGGAGCATGTTACTTTATAACAATTTTTGTTCTTAACTTAATTTCGTGGATTTAAAAGAAATAACAATGGATGTCTTAGAGGAAGAGTTATGGGATCATTATTCCGAACTACCAAATCCTCTATGGTATGCACAACCACATAAAATAAAACATATGAAAAAAGACGTAGTAATTTTTGACTTGGATGGAACTCTTGCTCTTATTGATGATAGACGAGCATTAGCCACTAAGCCAAACGGTAAAATGGATTGGGATACATTCTTTGATCCTGACAATATTAAATTGGATCTTCCTAATGATCCTGTAATTCAAATGGCCCAAACCTTAGATGCACAAGGATTTAAAATTGTAATATTCTCTGGTCGTAGTAAAGCTACCAAAGATGTAACGGCAGATTGGTTGGATAAACATAATGTACCATTTCATATAATGAAAATGAGACCGACTGGCCACCCGTGGGCATTTATGCCAGATGATAAACTTAAACAAGGATGGTTAGATGATATCTTTAATGGTGATCAGAAGAATCGTATCCTCTGTGTATTTGATGATAGACAAAAAGTTGTTGATATGTGGAGGAATAATGGATTAACTTGTTTCCAAGTAGCTCCTGGTGACTTTTAAAATAGAATTATGAAAACAAGTGAAATAAAAGTAAAAGTTAAATTGAAAGATGTATTAAATGCACCTCTTATGAGTGCATGGGAAAGAATGTGTAAAAAATACGGAATTAACGAATGGTGTTTAAATGAAGGATTGGCAGATGATGATAGCGCCGTAGAAATTAGCTTAGAAGATGCCGAGCTTTATGGATTGGTACAACGTACAAGAATATGAGTAAAGAAGATAATAATTATATAGTATTTGCAGAAGATTCAACTGCAATGATGCAAGAATCATTAATACAACAGAGTAATCCATTAACAAAGGAACGTGCTATTGAGTTTGCAGAAAGACTTAAAGATAGAGATAACTTATTTTGTGTTACTATTCTTAAAAGAGTTAGTGGTGAAACTGAACCAAGTATATAAGTAGTGTGGTGAGTAGCACAGCACGTAAGATGGAAGGCTAACACTTCAAATGTGCATTGATTTGTTGGTATAACCAAGCCACGCCACATTACTTTATATTTATTGTTAATAACTTTTTAAACAAAACGTGAAACTATAGTTCAGAATCTAAAAAAATTGATTATATTTATACTATAATATTAAAAATTAAATTATGAGCAAATATCAAGAGCTATTAAAAAACCCACCAGTATTTACAGAACTTTATGACAGTGATAATCTAAGAGAAGTTATTTTTGAAACTATTAGCTGTATGTGTGATAACAGACACTTCATAAAATTCAGAAAGAATTCTGATGGTGATTTTAGAATGAACGGAAACGGGCATGCACTTTCTAACTGGTCGATGAAACATACACCTCACGATATTGAATGGGAAGCTGATGATCAAAATTGGGGAGCTGTTGTAAATATGATTAACACTGGAACTTCAAAGATTAGTAGCGTTAAGTGTAGATAATGAAATGTATTAAATGTAAAGATAAGATTGATGCTAGGCGACTAAAAGCTTTACCACAAACTAAAGTTTGTGTTAGCTGCTCCACTACGGAAGCAGTTGGTTGTGTTGATATTACTTATCATAAAACAGGCAATACGATTCAAATCATGGACAAAGATTCTGCTGATAAGATAAACAAACTTGCTAAAAGAAGTGGGTTTGGTATTATGGCAGGAATGAAAGGTGGTAGCGGTGGCGGTAATTCAACTAAAGCTTTAGGTAATGTTAAAGTATGGCGAGTTCCTACAGAAGAAGATTATCAACAGGCACTAAAAGGTTTAGAATTATTAATTGATTTTGAAAGCCGTGAAAAATGTTTACAGTATGTGGATCGTAAATATGACAGTAAGTTAATTAATTCAAAACATGCTTATAATCTTAGAACAATAATAAATACTTTGCTACCTCAACCAGAAAAAGATGTAGTTCTTAGAGATGAAACTGTAGATGAAGAGGTAACACATGCTTTTAGAAATTGGAAAAATTCAAAAATTTATAGATGATGAAAAATATTTTACTAATATCAACGTTCTTGCTTACGATGACAGGTTCTACAAGTATGCAACATGAGGTTATAGAAGTTAAAGATAATCTTATAATTGAAATTATAGAAGAAGAAGTTAATCTTATAAACGGAAAGATAGATAACCGAGAAGAATTGATAGAGGCTATGGCATTTGTTGAAAGCGGTGGCAATCCTGCAATAATTGGGGATCTTAATTTAGGTTCACCATCAGTAGGTCTTTTACAAATTAGACCGATCATGGTTAGAGAGGTAAATCGCATACTACGAAAACGAGGCCTAGATAAAAGATTTAAAAATAGTGATAGAAGGAATGGTGACAAGTCAATTGAAATGTTTAACATATGGGCAGATGCATACCATCTTGATAGTTCATTTGAAAAGATGGCCAGGAATTGGAATGGCGGCCCTAAAGGATTTAAAAAACCTGCAACTTCTCACTATTGGAAGAAAGTACAAAATTATGCAAAAATAAATTTATAAGATATGGTAAAAGTAAAAGTAGTATATATGAATGGGAAAGAAACAGAGTATGATGTTGAGTACCCAAAAGCATACATAGCAAAAATTATGGAAAGTGAAAATAGCTTAATGCCAGAAAGAAAAGCAGTAAAAGAAATTTATGCTAGCTCAAAACTTATTGCAGAATTTATAGGATCCGAATTAAGACTAGTAGAACCTAAACCTAAAAAGAAACATACAGTTGATGAAGCTCTTAAACTAGGCCAAGATATAAAAGACCAAATTAAAGCTGAAGAAGATTGGAATGAATACAAAGCAGAAATCTTACATGCCCAAAAAATGATAAAAGAAAATATATGGGTAATGGATCATACTGGTGGAAACATAGAAATAACTTACTCTTGAAGTTGTAAGGTTCTCGAGAGTTGAACCTAAACTAAAAATTAAGCTCTCTATATAATTAAATAAAAATAAAGATGAAGAAGATTTTAATGATGGTAATGGTTTCGCTTGGCCTACAATTACAAGCACAGACATTATGTGATTCAAACATGACTTACACGACAGGTTCACAATATCAATTAGAAGTAGCAATTCCTGTAACTGGAAATAGTTTACCAATGATGGCTCCGTTATATGCTGTAACTTATGGTGATCAAACAATGTTAGGTGAAGATAGTTGTTTTAATCAACCATGTAATCATGTAGTATATAATTACAATCCAACTACAGGCATGCCGTATGATACAATTACAACATGTATTAGTTATACCTTAACAGATTCGTTAGGTTATGTTGACACAATGAATTGTTGTTTTAATCAAGTATGGGATGGTCAGGCTTGGATGAGAATGGGTAATGCAACAGTTGGGATAGATGAGTTGTACAATATTGAAAAGCAAGACTATAGAATATTTGATGTATTAGGTAGAGAATTAATAGAAGCTCCAATAGGAGAAATGTATATTCAAAATAGAAAGAAATATATTAAGCTAAGATAATAAAAAGCTTTAAGACTAAAAGGCCACTCATAGAGTGGTCTTTTTTAGTTTATATGTAAATAGAAATTATCTTTCCATTCTGATTGCTATTCTCATTAAGTTACCTAGTGCTCTATCTAGGATTCTTTTTTCTCTAGGTGTTAACTTTTTAAATAACTTATGATCTTTCATAGCAGGTTCAATATCTTTGTAACTGCGAATAGTGTACTTAGGATCATCAAGACCTATCTGTAAATCTAAATCTCGGTATATCTCCATAGCATCCTTTCCTAAACCATCGGTAGTTTTTGCTTCATTTAAAAATGATTCAAAGGTAGGAATATGATTTTCATTTTGAGTTAACTCATCTTCATACTCTTCATCCCAGTGTGGACTTTTATTATCCTCATCTCTTGTAGGATGAACATCATACCCTTGTCTTACTGGGCTATCATATGCATTAGTATCTTTGCCATCTGCTAAGTCGTCAAACATTTGTTTGAATTGTTTAACAGTACCTTTGTAATGTCTGATTGAATTTTCGTCTTGTGTTTCTTGCTTATCCATTATTTGTTTAATGTTTTTAGTAATTCATCCATATCAAATGTAAATGCGTAACCTGCGCCTTTATAACCATGATCAACCTTTACTCTAATAAACTGTCTGTATTTTTTTAATTGGTCATTTAACATATCTTCTATGTCTTTAGCAATTGCAGTTTTAGAAAATCCTGATTCTATTTCTTTATCTAATTCTTTACTGCTTGATGGCATTGCTACAATATAACCTGATAATGGCATATGAGATATTCTATACTTAACAGCAGTGTCAGCCGTTGGCACCATAAAGTTTTTTTCATTTAAGAATTCTTTAAATTTACCTATCATTACTTTTTATATTTTTGCTTAAGTTGATGAATCTTAGTTTGATATTGTAATTTTTTAATATCAAGTTTGTCTATAGATATTCTTAATTGATAATATTCTATTGCAAAAGGATCTTCTCTATCCTGGGCAGCTCTAAATCTTTCAATGTTTTGCTGCTCTCTCCTTTTTAATCTTTCTGCTGTTTCATTTGGATTAAACTCATGCTTATCAGCTTCATTTAAATCAAAATCTTTAAAGTTACTAATGCTCATCTTAAAATGTTGAATTTATAATTAGTTCTTGGATCTCGCTGATTAATTGTTTCTTTTCTCTTGATCCTTTTGGATTCCTTCCGTTAATTGCACTTATATAATTTTTATCAATTAAATAGTCTGAAATTACTGTTGCTAATACTTTAGCTCCTGATGGTTTATCTTTTCCAGCTACTTGAACCATTGCTTCATTAGTGGCAGAATAAGATTCATGAGCTTTATCTATTGCTTCATTTAAATATTTTTTAGCTTCTTTTAAATATGCTTCAGCAGTATGATCACTATTATCATTAGTTTCATACATATTTGCCTGCTCGGCCATTCCTGTTGCAACATTATTTACATGCCCAACTACAGGCTGCATACTATATCCCGTATTAGGTATACCTGTAGCGATAGAGTATGGTTGCATATAACTAGGACCGAAACCTGCAGCTACGATAGCCTCATTAAATTTTTCGAACTTTGGTATCTTGCTCATTGTTAAGTTTTATTTGTTTATATATTTGTAAACAAACATTGAGTTTATGCATATAAAAATAAACATATTATGTCAGAATTTTTTAGAACACAAATGGGTCGTAAATTATTAGATGCAGATCTACCCAAATTAGTAAATGTCTTAGAAAGAATTGCTATACAGATGGAGAAAAAGAATACTTTAGAAGAAAAGAGATTTAGGTTAGATGAAAAGCTAAGAAAGTTACAAATTAAAGAAGCCAATTTAAATCTAATAGGACAAGATAAAAATGGCAAATAAAGATATTACATATAAACAATTTATTGCTCACATGGATAAAGGCAATAAAGTTTATATGAAAAAACCGAGGTCATGGCAGAAGTGCTGGTTTTGGTGGGAAAGCAAAAAGGAGAAATGGTTTTTAAATAAAGCATTTGATCAAAGAAACGATGGAAGAGTAGAACCAGAGCCATCAGTTTGGATAACTGCAAAACAAATGAAAAGCCACATGGATTACATGATTAGACAAGGTTATAAATATCACATAGATGAATAAGTTACTTTTAGCATTTTTATTGTTCTTTACTGGGCAAACTGCAATTTGGATTCAAACTAACGGTCAATTTGTATGGCCTTGGTTTAAAAAGAATCCTCTTACTGTATCAATTATTTTTGGTACTGCAATTAGTTACATATTAATTTATGGTACAAAGTTTATTGTAGAATATTATGATGGTCTTTTATGGCCAGGTAGATTTATCGGCTTCGGTTCAGGTATAATTTCATTCACATTTTTGACATGGTATTTTTTAGGAGAAGGTATAACACTTAAAACAATAGTATCATTAGCACTTGCATGTAGCCTAATAGGTATACAGCTTTTTTGGAAATAATGAAAGATCCGTATAGCATATTAGGAGTAGATAAAAATTCATCTGATGGTGAGATTAAAAAAGCTTATAGAAAATTAGCTAAACAGTATCATCCTGATAAAGGCTCTGGTAATGAAGATAAATTTAAAGAGGTTGCTGATGCATACGAAACTTTAAGCAATCCTCAGAAGAAAGCTCAATATGATCAAAGAGCCAATAATCCTTTTGCTGATTTTGGTCATGATTTTACAGGCAGTATGTTTGAAGACTTATTAAGAAATCAAAATTTTGCTGGAGCTTTTAATCAAAGGTATGGATATAATTCTAAAGGCAGAAACACTAGTGGTATTTTACGAATATCTTTAGCTGATGCATATTATGGTACAAGCAGAGATGTTGGCATTGGAATGAAAACCATAAAGGTTGATATTCCAGCTGGAATTAAAAATGGCCAGAAATTAAGATTAAAAGGATTAGGCCAACGTGGCCAGACTGAAGAACTTAATGGTGATTTAATAATGACTATTGAAGTAATAAATGATTGAGACTTCTTTTTAGACAATCAAGGATTGCATACAATAAAAAATATAAGTCTTTATGATGCACTGTTAGGTGGAAAGGAAAGTATTGATTGTTTTGATAAAATTATTTCTTTCACAATTCCACCAGGTACTCCTAATGGAAAGGTCCTTAGAGTAAAAGGAAAAGGGTTTCCTATTTATAAACAAGAAGGTAAGTATAGTGATTTACTTATAAGCATAATCGTAGATATACCTACAGATTTAGATGATGAAGATAAAATGTTAATAACAAAAATAAAGAATAAACACAATGGCAAAAGATCCTAAAAAAGGAAAAGGTTTTAGCGATGAATTCTTAAAAAATTTATTGCTAACATTAGAACATACTGACTTTGATAGATTTATGGATTTATCATACCACGTTTTGATGCAAAGCCCTAGTGCAGTTTTAAAAAGAAAAGATTCTATTGAAAGTAAAATAGAAAGTATAGACGGTCTTATTAAGTATTTTGAACATGAAGAACAATATGAAAGATGTACTAATTTACAAAAACTAAAAACGATGTTATTTTTAGATGGCCCGTGGAATGATGAAGAAGAGCCTCCTGAAATTAACTAATAAATAATAAAATATTTAGATATGCAAACAAATTTAATTATCACGGATAATTTTTATAATAATCCAGAAGAAACAAGAGAATGGGTTTTACAGCAAGAATTTGATGTAAGAGGTAATTACCCTGGCCAAAGAACTGCCCCATGCCACACTTGGGGTTTACAAGATGTCATACAAGGTATAGTCCAACATGCAGGTGGAAATATTACTTATTTTGAAGATGCTTATACTACAGCTTGGCAATATACTACAGAAAAAGATGTTAGTTGGATTCATGCTGATAATTCAACAACATGGGCTGGTGTTTGTTACTTAACACCTAATGCTCCAGCTAATGGAGGAACTGCATTATATAGACATAAACCAACTGGGTTAGAATTTGCTCCAAGAGGTGAAGACGGATCCTATGACCAGGAGAAAATGGATAAAATTAATTCTGATGCATATAATGCAGATGCATGGGAAATGACTGCAATGGTTGGAAATATTTATAATAGGTTAGTTTTATATAGAGGTGATATGTTTCATAAATCTATGGAATACTTTGGTAAAGACAAGTATGATGGTAGATTATTTCAAACATTTTTCTTTAACACTGAATATTAAACTAAATCATTATCATCCATATAATTAATAAATCACTATGGCATTATTAGAATTTATATTTCAATCTTTTTGGCATTTTATTGGTAGCATATTTCTTTTAGCTATTATTGTACAATGGAAACCTTTTTCTTCAAGCCACCAAGGATTAACTTCAAAACAATTTGATAAGCTTATTAAAGCTCTTAAAGATAAAAAAGACTTATAAGATTAATCTGTCCCTTGGTGTAATTGGCAACACGTCTGGTTTTGGTCCAGAAGAGTATAGGTTCGACCCCTGTAGGGACAACACACGGGATGTAGCGTAGCCCGGTTATCGCGCCTCGTTTGGGACGAGGAGGTCGCAGGTTCGAATCCTGCCATCCCGACAACTTTGTTTTAAAATTGTTAATAACTTTTTGAAAAAAACAAGAGTTTATAGTTCAATTCCCAATTAAATGTATTATATTTATATTATAATAAAATAAACGGAATATGACATATTACACAAACCTCAACTATTTACAATCATTCTTAAATGAGATGAGAGATTCATCTTCAGGGAATCATAAGATTGCAACTATTAAAAAGTATGCTGATAATTCAGAAGAGAATGAAGATAGAGAATTTCTACAAAAGATTTTTGAATATACTTACAATCCATACTGGAAATATAATGTTACTTCTAAGAACTGTAAAAAGAATTCAGATTTAGTAGGACATCCAAATACTTATGGAAGTATATTTACTTTATTGGATGATTTGAAAAACCGAGTTTGTACAGGACATACTGCAATTGCAAATGTAAACCGATTTGTTTTAGAAAACAAACAATGGGAAGATATCATTTGGAATATGATTGATAGAGACCTTAAAATGGGTGCTAATACTACATCAATTAACAAAGCAGTACACCCAGATTTAATTCCTACATTTAAGGTTGCTTTAGCTAATCCTTATAATCCTAAAAGAACAGATTTTGAAAATGAAGATTGGTTTGGATCAAGAAAACTAGACGGAGTACGTTGTATTTGCCGAAAGGAAATGAATACAGTAACATTCTTTTCAAGAAGTGGTAAAGAATTTTTAACTCTAGGCAATTTAGAAAATGAAATTTCTAAGATAGGTGGAGACTTTATATTAGATGGAGAAATTTGTTTAGTAGATGAAAATGGTAATGAAGACTTCCAAGGAATTATGAAACAGATCCGAAAGAAGGATCACCAAATTGAAAATCCTAAATTCTTTATATTTGATTATTTAACATTAGATGAATTTGATAATAAGGTTGGAACTACACCACTTACTGAAAGACTTCGTAATGGTTATGATTTATTACCAGAAGATATTAATTCTGATATGTTAGAATTTCTTAAACAAGAACAAATTTCAAATGATGGCCAATTTACTGAAATGGCAAAGGATGCTGAAGAGGCAGGATTTGAAGGAATCATGGTTAGAAAGAATGTAGGCTATGAAGGTAAAAGAAGCCATAATCTTTTAAAGGTTAAAAAATTCCATGATGCAGAATATACTGTCCTAGATGCAATTAATGGAAATATCCGATGGACAGAAAACGGTAAACAAGTAGAAAGAGAATGTTTAAGTAGTATTATAATTGAACATAAAGGTTGTAAAGTTAGTGTAGGATCAGGTTTCTCTAAAGAACAAAGAGAACACTATTATGAATTTCCACAGGAGATCATAGGTAAAACAGTAACTATCCAATATTTTGAAGAAAGTAAAAATCAAACTGGAGGTTACTCTCTAAGATTCCCTGTAGTAAAACATATTTATGCTAACGGAAGGGATTGTTAATTACTAACACCTTTTAGGTACATCTAATGTGTTCTATAAATTTTATTGATAAATAATAAAAGGAAAAAAGAAAGTATAAAATAAAGTGAGATTATTTGAATCAAATAGAAGAAGGTCTATAACCATATTTGATGTGGATGATACTCTTGTGGTTACTCGCAGTAAAATTAAAGTTCATAATCCAAAAACTGGTTTTTCTACTGAACTTACCCCACAAGAATTTAATACTTTTAAGCAAAGACCAAATGATAAGATGGACTTTTCGGATTTTCAAAGTTTAGATATTCTTAAAGCTGGTAAAATTATTGAATGGGTATTTTCTATTTTAAGAAGAACTATTCAAAAAGGAAAACCTGTTGGGATTATAACAGCAAGAGATGATTCCAAACTTATTCAACAATTTCTTGCTCATAATGGTATTAATATAAATCCTCAATACATATTTGCAATTAATGATACCTCTTTAGGATTTAAAGGATCTACTTCAGAAAAGAAAAAGGATGCATTTAGAAAATTTATAGAAATGGGATTTAATGACTTTACCTTTTTTGATGATGATGAAGAAAACATTAAGCTAGCAAAATCATTAAGTAAAGAACCTGGTATTAAAATGAAAGCTAAACTAATTAAGAGTAAATGGATTCCAAGATTCAGCGACTTCAAATAAAAATAGATACATTTTCTAAAATTTTAGATAATGTTAAAAATCTTTCAAATTCATCAACGACAAAAGTTGGTTGTATTGCATTAAGAAAAGACTTCAGTAAAATTGCAAGCTTTGGTTACAATGGATCTTATAGTGGAGCCGGTATAAATGAAGAGACTGGTACAGAAGAAGACAGTCTTACTCCAGGTGAAAGTGGCTTTATTCATGCTGAGGTAAATATGATTGCTAAATTTAAAGAATATGATCCTCATAATTACATTATACTTTTAACTCTTTCACCTTGTAAAATGTGTACAAAGATTTTAGTTAATGCAGGATTTAAACATGTATATTGGATTGATGATTATCGTAACCAAGATCACCTAGAAATTTTTAAGCAGTGTAAAATCACATACGGTACAATTGATTCTTTAATTAAAGACTACCATCTAATCATAGACTGAATATATACAAAAAAAGTATATCCCAGTGATCTTAGAGGCAATAACATTTAAACTAGCTTTAGACTTTTTCATATTCATGAAAAAGAACCGCATAACTTGCACAAGTATTAAGGTTGATTTTTTTGATAGAGTAAAACATGAATACATTGATTTTGCCGATGTTGCTGCAATGCAAAAATATTATGATGATAATTATAAACCAATTGACAATTGTTTTTTAGGTGATTTAGTTTCAATACAATTCTTTTTAGCAACTAGCGAACTTTATAATTTTACAACTGAGTACAGAGCAATTGATGTTACAGAAAAGTTTACTTTAGAGACTGGGTCTGCTTTTGACCGCCAGAGGAATGCTGGAAGAAAGGTATTTATTGATAGACAAATTCAATTAATTAAAAATGCTGTAAATGATTACCTTAAGTATTGGAGAGAACTAAGATACATTTATATAACAGGAATTTACTCACCGTGCTATGCAGAACCTGGATGGTCCGAAAATACCTGGTGGCTTAAATCATTTAGAGAAGCATTTACAACAAGTAGAGACACATCTCAGTTTCCATATTCAGATATAACTATTGTTGAAAATCCTCCAAAATAAAGACATCGGAAAGAAGAATAAATAAAAAAATATTTAACATCAATGGCAACGTCATTTAATAACCTACAAGAATATATTCTTTTTAGAACAGAGGTAAGAAGAGAGCTATTCAATAGAGAGGTTGATACTAATTTTCAAATGGTATCTAACCCATGGGTAGAGTCTAGAATATATGAGATAGGTAATATTGTTTATCATCCTGTAGTTATAGATGATCCTACAACTACTGGTGAAGATCAGGTACTCGTTTGGTGGAGAGCTAACATTAGAACTACACAAGGTGTGTTTGATACTTCTGAGTGGGATATTATTGGTGGTGTCGGTTCTGGATCTATTAGTGTATCAGGTTCAAATGGCTTTGGTAAGATTAATATAAATTCTACATTACCTACTGGAGCTTTACAAAATGGAAGTAATGCTTTAATGAAAGCCACTGTTGGTGATGATACTTTTAATCTTATTGCTGGACAAGGGATGCAGCTTCAATATAACTTAGCATCTAAATCTATTGTATTAATTAATTCATTAGCCTCTAATCCAGGTGAAGCTAACCTCGGTGAAAATATAGGGCAAGGTGTAACTCACCAAGATGTTTATGCAGGTAAGTCTGGTGTTAATTTACAATTTAGAGGATTTGATGCTACTAATACTACAGGTACTGCATTATCAATTAGTACTAATAATGTACAGGACAATATTGTTTATAATTTTAATGAGGCAAAGGTTAATCTTGCAAATTTAAATGATGGTGCACCTTTAATTGGTATGCTATCAAACGTATCAGATGTTATACCTCAACCATTAGATATTTTGCAATGGAATGCAGGTTCAGGTGTATGGGCACCAACATCATTAGGTAGTTTAGGACAACAAAACATATATACCACTAGTTCATTAATCTTGGATGCTGATAGGATAGTTAGGTTAAATGGTGCAGTTGGTAATTTACAATTTAATAGGTCTTCTGATTTAGGAACAGGCGTTCATATTTCTAACCTTTCAAACCAACATCAATTACAATTAAGAAATTCTTTAGCAGACGGTGTAACTGGAATACAGCATAGTTTAGCTGGTGTTGTGAAAGCTAACACTGGCGTATATGCTAAAGCAATAGGTGTCCCACCATCATATTATATTACAATGGGAGCTAGCCCAGGTGGCTTAACTGTAGATGCGCTAGGGATATCTGCTAATAATGAATTGTATATACCTCAATTAACAACAGATACTATGGCAGCTGTTGATGACTTTAAGGTTCCAATGGTTTCTCAAACTCTAGCTTCTGGTAGGTTTGACTCAGATGATAATTGGAGAGGTTCAGTCTATAAGACACAAGATGTTGCACAAGGTTGGGGAATAAGAACATTGCAGTTTGGAGAAAATCAGATTATTGGTTACAATGATCAAACACCTACCTTTTTTACATCTACTATTAAATCGCTGTATACACCAATCCCTAACTTTAAAGGTTATTCTCAAAATATGAGTTTGACATATGATAGTGTTGCTGAAGGTAATAATCTTAGCCAATTTCTTAGTATTGATTTTAGTCGTTATATAGGAAGTTCTATTATAACAAATCCTGTTCCAGGAGAAACACCTGCAGCTACTAAGTATATCGGTTCTAACATATCCTTATCTTATAAAAATAGTTTAGCTATCACTGTTGGTGAAATGATATATTTTACAGAAGCAGATGCTGGAGGTAGCCCACAAACAGTAGGATTATATTCTAATGTAGTAGATACATTTGCTCCTAATGAAAATAATGGTGAAGCAGTTTTAACAGACTTAATTACTGATAGTGGTACATGGGCTGGTTATTTTGTAGGCTGTGTTAATATTGATAAAGGTGGATTAGTTCTTCCTTCTCTTGCAGCTAACCCTGCATGTAATGATGTTAGTGGTGGAACTATTTCAGAAAGAACATTATGGATTAATTCTGCTAATGGACATTTATATAGAGGTTATGTTGATGTTGAGGCAGGAGGAAGTGGTGGAGCAACATCATTAGGACAATTAACTGATGTTACTATTACTAATGTACAAGATGATGATCTTATTGTATATAATAGTACTACTAATCAATGGGAGAATGCTTCATTAGCACCTTATAATTTATCTGTATTAGAAAATACTGATGGAAGTGCAAGTATTCAATTAGATGACGGTGCTGCTACTAGTGATGTTGATTTAATACCAGGTACAAATGTAACTTTTGTAATTGATGAGGTTGCTGATACTATAACAATTAATTCTGTTGGTGAAGTTGGAGCAACTGGTCCACAGGGTCCTAGCGGTGGACCTCCTGGTGCTACTGGCGCAACTGGTGCTACTGGTTCTATTGGGTTTACTGGAGCAACTGGTATTGGATCCCAAGGAGCCACTGGAGCTTCTATTGTTAGTGTTAGCGGTGCATGTATTAATTCTTCTACAGATCCTAATTGGGTTGGATGGAACAATATTTTAAGTGCTGCCACTAATACTATAAGTCATAATGGGGGTGGTGGACTTATGTCTACTGTAACTACATTTCATATTGGTAGTAGCATAGCTCACCCTTTACAAACATTACTTACCGTTGGTGATATAATTACATTTGAAGAAAATGTTTTTACTCCACCTACTACAGGACCTGCTTCATATTTAGTTACTAATATCCAATCTACTGGTAATTATGAAGAGTTAACTGTGAATTATATAAGTGGTGGTGCATGGACACCAACCTCTGGTTCAAACCAGGATGTAAATTACTGTATATACTTACAAGGTAGCGGTGGAGGTGGCGGTGGTGCCACTGGCGCAACTGGTGCTACTGGTTCTATTGGGTTTACTGGAGCAACAGGTTCTGGTGCAACAGGTATAGGTTCAACTGGATTTACTGGAGCAACAGGAAGCCAAGGAGCTACTGGAGCAACAGGATTTACCGGTGCAACTGGTATTGGAGCAACTGGATTTACTGGATCTACTGGAGCTACTGGGGTTGGTGCAACTGGATTTACCGGAGCTACTGGGGTGGTAAGCGGATCAATTGCATACGGTGAAATGTATGAATTAAGTTCTACCCCAGTAGCAGGATGGAATAATGTTTTTGATGGCTGGGATACTTCAGCAGTAGGTGAAATAAGCCAAATGTCATATGTCTCATCTGGCGGAGGTGCACAGGGTGATACTTTAGTTATTGATGCAGGTGAAGGTGGGGTTTATAAAATGAGTGGTATTTATACTATTACATCTGGTGCTAATCGTGAAATAACAGTAGGAGTATTTAAGAATGGTGTTATCATTGCACAAACAGAAACAAGTAGAGCGTTTGCTAATAATACAAGTGGATCTTTTTCAATAAACGGTTTAGAAACATTTGCCGCGGGTGATGTGATAGATGTTAGATTTAAAACTGATAATGCATCTGCATCTACTATAACAATGAATAATGTATCTTTTACATTAACTAAAGTTGTCGGTAACGGTGATGTTGGTGCGACTGGTGCAACTGGATTTACCGGTGCAACTGGATTTACCGGTGCAACTGGTATTGGAGCAACTGGAATGCAAGGATCAACAGGAAGCCAAGGAGCAACTGGAGCTGTAGGACAACAAGGAGCAACTGGTATTGGAGCAACTGGATTTATTGGAGCAACAGGTGCAGGTGCAAGTGGAGCAACAGGAATGCAAGGATCAACAGGAAGCCAAGGAGCAACTGGAGCTGTAGGACAACAAGGAGCAACTGGAGCTATAGGTCAACAAGGTGCAACTGGTGCCGTCGGTCAACAAGGAGCAAGTGGTTTACTTGGATCAACTGGTGCAACTGGTGCAATTGGCCAACAGGGTGGAACAGGTGCAATAGGTCAACAAGGAGCAAGTGGTTTACTTGGATCAACTGGTGCAACTGGTTTCCAAGGAGCAACAGGTGCTGTAGGTCAACAAGGAGCAAGTGGTTTAACTGGCCAACAAGGTGCAACAGGTGCCGTCGGTCAACAAGGAGCAACTGGTGCCGTCGGTCAACAGGGAGCAAGTGGTTTACTTGGATCAACTGGTGCAACTGGTGCAATAGGCGAACAAGGAGCAACCGGTGCAATAGGTCAACAAGGTGCTACTGGCTCTCAAGGAGCTACAGGAGCAGTTGGCGAACAAGGAGCAACCGGTGCAATAGGTCAACAAGGAGCAAGTGGTTTACTCGGATCAACTGGTGCAACTGGTGCAATAGGCGAACAAGGAGCAACCGGTGCAATAGGCCAACAGGGAGCAAGTGGTTTACTCGGATCAACTGGTGCAACAGGTGTCGTCGGTCAACAAGGAGCAACTGGTGTCGTCGGTCAACAAGGAGCAACAGGAAGTCAAGGAGCTACTGGTGCGATTGGTTCAACAGGTGCAACTGGTTTAATTGGTCAACAAGGTGGAACTGGTGCTATAGGTCAACAAGGTGCTACTGGATCTCAAGGAGCAACTGGTGCTATTGGTCAACAAGGAGCAAGTGGTTTACTTGGTGCAACTGGTGCAACTGGTGCAATCGGTCAACAAGGAGCAACTGGTTCTCAAGGAGATACTGGTTCTCAAGGCGCAACAGGTGCTATAGGTAATCAAGGAGCAGTTGGTGAACAAGGCGCTACAGGAGCCCAGGGAGCCAATGGTGAACAAGGTGCCGTTGGTGAACAAGGTGCAACAGGAACTCAAGGTGCCGTTGGTGAACAAGGTGCAACTGGTTCTCAAGGTGTTATTGGTGAACAAGGTGCAACAGGTGCTCAAGGTAAAGTTGGAGATCAAGGACCACTCGGTGTACAAGGAAGTACAGGAGCGCAGGGTGCAACGGGAGTTGTTGGTAATCAAGGTGCAGTAGGAGTCCAAGGATCTACTGGTATAACTTTAGGAGCTACTGGAGCAACAGGTGCAACGGGAGCTGGTATTCAAGGTCAACAAGGTGCAACAGGTACACGAGGAGATTATGGTGGATTCCTTACAATATATACTTCTGCCAATGTTAACACTGGAAGTTTTAGTGCAAATGATGCAAACATTGATGGACCTAATTGGAAACCTGCTGCCGGTCAGGTCAATATGTATTTAAGTGCTACAGGTAATGACCCTCAATCTGGTAATCCTATCGATTATCAAAATAGTAATACGGTATACTCTGCATGGAATGCGACAATAACGGCATCTGACAATACTGCATTCGTTAGAGTATGGGAATACGGAGATCCTGATAAAGTAAATTATTATTCATTCGCTCCTAATAATATTAGTACTACAAATGGAGTTAATGGTGGTATAGAATTAACGAAAGGTACTTATATAGGTGGTGCTGGTATTTTAACATATACACAACCAGTATTTGGTTGGGGTATGAATGGTTATAAAGGTGCCATAGGTAATCAAGGTTCACAAGGTAATCCTGGAGCAACTGGAGCTACAGGTCCGGCGGGCTCTGCAACTGCCCCAGTACAATTGATGAATAGGTTTTCAGGATATAGAACTGGAGCACCTGATTGGAATGGAAGTTTTATCAGTGGTAAATACGCAGTAGGTGGTCTTGCTCCTAACTGGGGTTCACCGGATGCAACGACTCAAAAATACTATGAAATGCAGACGGCTCAAACAGATACCTTTGATACTGAAGATTTAATTGATGCTGCATTTATTGGTAACACAACACCAGCTGATGATTTAACTGGAGGATTTATAAGAGTAACTGGAATGGCATACTTACAAGAGCAAGTATCAAACCCTACTTATCTAGGAAGAGTTAGAATAGCAATTAAGAAATTTGATATAGTTCCTAATACTGCTGGTCCTGCAACACCAACAGATCAACCTACTGGTACAATTATGGACGCTCAAACATATCAGATATCACCTAATACAGTTCCTGGACCATTCGGAGAATATGCATGGAGTTTTATTTTAGATACAGCTACTCTCACATTGACTCGTGAGGAGTTCTATAAATTAGGATTTGCCTTTGAAGTTGTTGATACTGGAGGTACTGGTATTACATTGTCTTCTGATAAACCTTGGTCGATTAAGTATCGAATAGAATATGTTTACAATTAATAGATCTTAAACAATTATTATATTTAAAGTATAATAATAAATAGACAACAAATGCAAAAAGATAAAACCGAGAAAGTACAAGAGAAGGTGTACTATCAATGGATTAAAGGGGAAAAATCTGGTGATGTAGTTACTATTAAAGATACTGATGATAAGTGGATAAACTTTAATGAAGGTGGTAGATTAGCAAAAGATTTACAGGATGAATTTATTCAACTATTAGATGAAGATATAGCTGGTGAGTTTGTAAACCCTACATCTACTGAAACAGATCCGTTAAATGTATCAGCAGCACAAAAGCTACCAACTGAGGTTTCAATTCCTGCTTTAGATGCTACACCAAACCCTATTAGAGTTTTATTTGATAAACAAAAGAAAAACAACAAAGTAAAACTTCTTTTAGAATTTCCAGTAAACATTCCACAAAAAGCCGTTTACGAATTAATGAGTACTTCTTTTGATAGAAATGAAGTTAATGATGTATTGCAATCATTTATTAACGATCAATTATCTGAAGATGAAATATTAGACTGTTTATATAATAGTATACAATCATTAATTGAGAGCAAGTACACACTTTATAACTAGTAATATATAATAAAATTAATCATATGAGCGAGACTGCAAATCAAACTATACCTAATCGTCGCCAAAGAAGAGCGGCTATGAAACACCAAGGAATTTTAAAAATGAAAAGTAAATTATCATTAAAAGATTGGCTTGAAGTTTGTAAAAAGACTAGAGAAAAAGGAAATGAAATTCATACTGCAAATTTAGAGAATGCAGACCAAGCGCTATCAGCAAAATTAGAAGAATTAGAATCTATTAAAATGTCTCAGTGGAAAGAAGAGGGATATACTGATAAAGAGATTGAGCAATTAAGAGAAGTGTTTGCTATGACAATGGTTAAAGATAAATCTACTTGGCATACTGATAAAAAAGTTGCAAGAAAAACATTAAAAGAACTAAGATTAAAATTACAAGAAAGATCATAGATGATTAAGATAGTTTTAGAATCTGCCAGAAATGGCGTAATCAAAAAAGTCATAGATGATAATCATGGTGGAGGTAGGGAACATTTTACTTCAACTGATGTTTATGAATCAAATGAAAATGACAGGAATCAATTTAGTTATATAAAAAGATTCTTTTTTGATTTGTGCGATGACCTTGGGTTAGAGCCAGGTAGTAAATTTGATAAAGATGTATTAGATATTAATACACGCTGGGGAACTCACTTTGAACCAACAGCTAAAGATATCGAATTTAAAATTAAATCTCTTAAGAGTGAGCTTAAGGAACTAGAAGAATGGAAGAAGAACATATAGAATTTAATTTCATATACTCTAATGATGCATTGCGTGTCAAAACATTTTTAGGTAATGTACCTAGAAGTATAGAGTGTATAAATTATATGGATATATTTAATAAGCTTACAAAAAATGATTTTTATCAATTTGAGCCATCTGATGCCGTAGTATCATCTTACTTAATGAGGCAATTACAAAATGCAATTAACCGTAATATATCTACAACGATATTTTATGTTTTAGGTAATCTTAACAAAGAAACGGTTGGAGGAATACAGGAGTACGTAGAATCATTATCATCTAAACCTATAACTTATAAAATTTATCATTCACCTGATATTATGGTCAACGGCACAGCTGAGCTATTTGATGACATAATAGAATTTGAATGAAAACTCATAGGATATTTAACAAAGGACAAAACGTCTATTGCTTATTAGCATCACACACCAACCCTAATATACTTTTACCAGTTAAGGGTAAAATTATAGACTCTAAATGGGATCCTGTTAATCCTCTTTATCAAATTCGTATTATTAAGTTTTATGATAGTATGAAATTTCTAAAAAAGCATTTCTTTGATATGAACTTCAGGCACGTGTTTGAAAACCGAGCAAGAAAAATGATACTTAAAGCAGAGGATTATAAAACTGCAAAGGTATTAGAAGAAAGGTTAAATGAAAAAGATAGAGAAAGGTTTTATGTCATAGTTGAATCTGTAATGTGCAAAAAGACTAAAGTTGGATTATCTGAATTATTTGAAAAGGTTCAGTTTTATATGATATCAAAAAACCTAAAGGAAATTAAAGAGATATCAGCAAGACCTTTTTTCAGAGGACCTTTATCTTTAGATAGCACTAACGAATTTGACGCCAGGTATAAAAAAGGCTGGTCTGATAAATTTGAAAAAGATAACTTAGACATTACTAAGTATCTAAAAAGCTTAAGTTAAATATATAATAAAAATAAGATACGACTATGGCAAAGTTTGGACAAAAGATAAGAGACTTAAATGACTCTATTTTTCCAGGGCCTAATAAAAATAATGATCAAATATTAGGCGTATTTGGTGGAGAGAGTGTAGGCTTTGCTAGATCTTTGGCTGATACCGTTGCAACTAGTTTTTATTCAGCTGATAATGCAGCAGAAGCTTCAGGTGATACCATCCCTAAAGGTATGTCAGGTAAAAAAATCGTAGGTTCAATAGCTAATAAGTACGCACTATTTAACTTCCAAGGAATGTATGGAGATTTTGCAACTGACCAAGGATTTAAAGGTAATTACATGGATACTGAAAGAGCCGCTGGTAAACTGATGGGTGGAGAGGCAGGTAACAAACCTACTGTCATGAAAATAATAAATTACTTTAATGAAGCACATCCAAAAATAGGATATACTGCTTCTAATTTTTTATATTCTAAATATTATAAGAAGATACCAGTTAATCATTTAATTACTCTTAGAAGGTTTCCTATGCCAGTTAAAGATAACATATTTAAGTTTTCGGAATCACAGGCAGTTAAGCAAGAAGTTAAAGATGGTGAAAAACCACCACCAGAAGATCCAATAGTAGTCGGTGATACTTCACAAGTAGCAGGTGTAACTGCAATTACTTATATGGGTGAAACTGCTGGTAATAAATTAGAGGACATTATGAATATGTCATTTGGTTTAACCTTTAAGGAACTGAAAGGTGAAATGGAAAAAATTGAAGGCGGCGGAGATGGTGGATATACTCAGCAACCTTTTTATAATAAAATTGGTGGTATAGGTAGAGCGATTGCTAATCAAGCTAAAGGGCAAGGTTCAGGTGATGTGTTTAGAAAGCAACAAGGTTACGGATCACAGAGTGGAGATCGACTTGGTAGTACTTACGCAAACTTTGTATTAGGTCCTATTAATGTTGTTAATACAACTCAAGTAAGAGATAGAGGTATAAACTTTACTAATGATATTAAACTAAATTTTGAATATGAACTAAAATCATTAGCTTATGTTAATCCAAAAATAGCAATGATTGATATTATTAGTAATATGTTAACTATGACAACTAATAATGGAGCATTCTTTGGTGGTGGGCATAGGTATTATGGATCTGCTGGTTTTGTAGCTAGTCAGTTTGGAGATATTTCAAAATTAAGACAAGGTGATTTTTCTGGTTATGCAGGTAGTGTAGTTAATGATATTGAAGGTGGATTTAAAAGTGTATTTGGTAATGCTGATGGTGGATTTGATTTTGATTCAATCATAAGCGGTGGGATTGAAACAGCCAAGAATTATCTAGGTGGCTTATTAGGTAATTTATTAGGCGGACAGGTTGGTGGTAATAGTGGTACTGGTGCAACCAAAGCTTTCATTAGTGGTGAGCCTACTGGTGATTGGCATTTAACAATTGGTAATCCATTGAATCCGATTGCAATGATGGGTAATATGATATGTAAAAATGCTAATATGACATTAGGTGCAGGATTAGGTTATGATGATTTTCCAATGGAGGTAAAATTTGAATTAGATATGGCTCACGGAAAGCCTAGGGATAAAGGAGATATAGAAAATATGTTTAATGCAGGTAAAGGTAGAATATATGCATCTGCTAATAAGGCTGAAGATATATTAAATTTATCAGGAAAAGAAATAAAAGTATATGGTGCTATTCCAAATGTAGGAACTAGTAGTATTCAAAAAACTCAGTCAGGTGCAACTGCAGGTCAGGTTAAAAGTAAAGATATTTCAAATCTTAAAAAGACAACTGGAAGCGCATCCCCGGCAACAGAGGCAACTAGCGGTGAATATGTTTCTAGTGTTGTTAGTATGCTAATTGATTCATAAAAAATAATTAAGGATGGATATAAAATCATTAACTTTAAAAAACTTATTAAGTATTGAAAGAACAGGTGAACAGTATTATGATTTAACTGCTCCTTCTTTTAAATATGATAAAGCTGCTGGTCTTAAGGCTTTACATTATGTTATGCAAGATGAGGCTGGTAGAATTGATAAGATATGCGAAAGATATTTTGGAACAGGTGAATATGTTGATGCATTATGTATTGTTAATAATATCTTTAATCCGTTTTCAGTACAAGAAGGTGATGTTTTAGTCATACCTAATTTAAGTGAAATTAATTTGGTTTATAAAAGACCAAACCCTGCATCTAGGCCTAATCCTGTTATGAAGCCTTATGTTGATACTGGTGTTCAAAGTGTAGAAGATCAATCTCGTATACAAAGGTTAGCTCAAAAAGCTAAGTCAAAAAAATCAGGAGTTAAAACTCCATTACCACCAAACGTGCTACAGCAAGGACAAGACGCTAAGACATATGAAGGTGGAAATATTCAATTAGGAACTAATTTACCAACTAGAAATAGAAACAATTAATAAGATATGTCTACACAGATTGAAAGAAACATATTAACAATAATAGAACCTACTATTGAACTAGATGAGTTATTTATACCTGATGCTGAAAGTGGTACAGATAATTCTGACGGTGTAACTATGAAAGAAAAATTATCTAAATTTTCTTCTATCATTCCTTTGATTGTAATTAATCAATACCAAGTTCAAATGGATAGGCTTAAATATTTTTCTTTAGAATCTACTGGGTTTTATCCAACATTAACAGTTAGATTTGCTGATACTGATGGACTTTTTACTGCAAGAAATTATCCTAAAGATGGAGATATAATTCAACTTTACATTAGGTCACAAGGTGAAGAAACTACATTTAAGCCTATAAGAATTGATTTTACTATTATTGATTGTTCTCCAGCTGGTGGAGGTGGTGGAATGACCGCTAAAGAATATAACATATTTGGTAGAATGTTTATTCCTGATTTATTTACTGAAAAGGTTGAATATGAAGAAAATGTTACAAGCTGGGATGCATTATCAAATATAGCAGAAAGATTAAAAATAGGTTATGCTTCTAATGTTGAAGATACAGCAGATCAAATGACATGGACTAATCCTAATGACACAACTGAAACTTGGATACAAGACATAGTTGCAAATAGTTATTTAAGTGACGAAACATTTTTTACAAGCTACATTGATCCATATTATTACTTAACAATGGTAGACGTTAATAGATTATTTGATCAAGATAAGTCTGAGTTAGAAGTAAGCCAAAGTTTTAGTACAAATGCATCTGATACTTATGGAGCAGATGGTGCAACCGGTGAAACTCCGTTTCCTAACCTATTATCTAATTTAATTCAAATGCAAGGGGGTGCAAGATATCTATCTAAATATAAACCTACTAATAAGAGTGGAGAAATAAGTAAAGCAAATGGATATAAAAGATATACTCAGTATTGGGATTTAGAAGCAAAGCAATGGATTAGTGAATTTGTGGATCCTCTTACTAATGGTACTGAAGGTACAATACCAGCAACAAAAGGTAGAGTAATAAACGGTGAACCAGAAGGCCCTAGAAATAGTCAAGTTAAATACAAATATTTAGGTACACAAGGCGATAATGTCCACCCTGAATTTCAATATGCTGTAGTTCAAAATTATCAAAATAATTCTGAAATAGAAAAAATGGGAATGGAAGTAGAATTAGATACTGTAAATCCTGCTTTAACTAGATATAGTAGAATTTATCTTTTGATTTTTGAATATGGATCTCCAGTTAAAACTGTATTAACTGAACAGCGAGATGGTGTAGCTCAAACAGGCGATCCAGCTCCACAAGATAGAGAAAGGTCAGATGAAGATGAACCTAAAGGTCCAGGTAGTGGAATTCTTAATGAATATTTAAGTGGCTTTTATGTTATAACTGGTATTGAATATTTGTTAACACAACCAGGGCCACTAAGAATGAGATTACAATTACAGCGTAGGGAATACACTCCAACGACTTAATAAATATAAAAACAATAAAAATATGCCTTTAGTAGATTTAACTAGCCCTGCAGGAATTAACGGAGTATCTCAGTTAGCTGGACCTTACGGAAACCTTTTAGGTGGGTCATCTTTCCCGAGCAGTTATGAATTTGCTAAAAGATTTGTTAATAATTCAAAATCTGCATATGGGTCAGGTGCTAACGGAGTAACCTCATTAGATGATCCTACTTATCTTGGCTTCAGTTTAATGTTTGATATATCATCACCATTATTTAATGGCGCCACATCAGGACCTGGATCTGGTATAAACGATGGAGAATTTACAGTTGAGAATACTGTTAATCAAGGTATAGCTGCTGCGGGTCAATTATTTAATAAAACTTCAAAAGAAAAACCTGGTGGAGATTTAAATACACCAAGCGGTGCATCTGCTATTGGTTACCTAGAAGCCATAGGTGAAGTAAATCGAGCTAAATATCTAAAAGCATTTATTCAAGGCATACAAGAAATTAACAATACAAGACCTTATTATTTTCAAACCATAGCAGGAATACAAGAGGCTTGGCAAAAATCTACAGACTTTTCAATTGATCCTTATACTGGAAGTAGCGGTGAAGAAGGTATTACTATAGGATGTTTAGAAGCAATAGATTTAAAATTAACTGCATTATTTAGTTTATATAAAATGGCTGTGTATGATAGTATGTACAAGCGATTTATTTTGCCTAAAAATTTAATGAAGTTTGATGTATATGTTTATGTTCAAGAAATAAGAAAATTTAAAACCACAAGAAATTGGTTACAGGCAACAAACCCTAGTACTACAAATTCTTCTGATTCTTATGTAAATCAAAACGCATCACAAGTAGGTTTTAAATTTACTGATTGTGAATGGGATCCTAGAGCATCTGGAAAAGTATTTGAAGGTGTAACTAATTCAGGTGGTGAAATAACCACTACTGAAATTAAATGGACTTATGCATTAATGGAAAATGTTTCTCAGTTTGCTGGTTATGATAATAAATTAGATGCAAGTAAAGTACAAACAGATAATCAATTTTTTGGTAAAGTAAAAGCGTTTGCAAAAGATCAGGTAAATGAAGCTATTGATGGAGCTTTGGATTTAGGTAGAAGAGCTGCTGTTAGTTTTGCAAATCCAGTTCAATTAGGAAATGTGTTTGATATGACACAAGTTACTTTAGGTGGTATAGGAAACCCTCAGGCTTTACGTAATGCTTTAGTTGGTGCAGCAGTTCAAGGTAATGAAGATGGTTTAAAACTATTTGGTCAAAATGAAAATATTAGCCAAAGACTTGGGGATAATCCATTAGGTACCGCCGATGAACCTAACCAAACTATTGCAGGCAATACTCAAGCGTTTGATCCTGTTACTCCACCTAGTGAGTTTAGTGGTGGTAATGCATTCGGTCCATCAGGCCCTCCAAATAATTCAACTATAACTAACGAAAATATTTTTAACTAATGGGAAAGGTTAATCCAGCAAATTTTAATGCCGATGATTTGCGAACTACACAATGGGTAGGAATCGTTGAAGATACTAATGATGATATCTTTGAAGGGAGATGTAAGATTAGGGTATATGGTAAAATGGATGACCGTGTAGATCCTGAAGATCCTGAAAGTGCTTTTATTATTCCTACTGCTGCTTTACCGTGGTCAAGGCCACATCAGTTAATGTATGGAGGTAGTAATAGTGGAAGTGGTAAATTTGAAATTCCTAAACTAGGCTCAATAGTTAGGATCACGTTTGACAACGGAAATTTTTATCAACCAGTTTATCATGAAAATGTTTATCCTTCTGATGAAACAAAAGCGGAGATAGAAGCATCATATCAAAATTCTCATGTATTAATATATGATACGGCTTTCGGTTTAACTGGTGCATTAGAAGATGGGGTATCTGAAGCAACAAATGAAAGAGAAGGTGAACATATTAAAGTTTTCTTTACAGAAGAAAAAGGATTAATGATGGACTATACTACAACCGAAGGTCCAACAACTGTTAATGTAAAGCCTGATAACTCTGTTGAAATAATAAATGCAAACGGAGATTCAATTATAATGCTTAATGATGGTAATATAACATTTACACACTCGGCTCAGTTTACAATTAACAGTGGAGCTGATACTGTAATTAATGCTACAACTAACACTGTTGTTAATTGTGTTGAGGCTAAGATTAATGCTTCTGCTGAAACTCATGTTAATTCACCACGTATTAAACTAGGAGAAGCAGCGGCGGAGTCAGTTATGAAAGGTGATACATTTAGAGCTTGGGTAGATGGGCATACACATGTTGCAAGTAAATCAGGTACGCCGACTAGTCCACCTATTGTACCATCACCAGGTGGTGCATACAGTTCAAAGAATACAACTGACTAATATATAAACTATAAATCAAACAATTAAATTATGCCATTAGTATTATCTCAGATTCAGGCAGGAATGGAAAAAGCCTGGTTAGAAGCCAATAAAGCAGGTAGAAAAGCAGGAAAGGATAACCTGGAACATATAAAAGATGGAGGAGATCCCTTTAAGATGCCAGTTTCAGCCGCTACAATTGAAGAAGCACAGGCCGAAAAATTTGGTGAAATTGCCGGTTTGGAAATTGATAAGTACATAAAATCAGGATTGGTATCTACTACTGTAACGACGGTAGGAACAGCAACAGCTCAGGCAGGTTCTGGTACAGGTGCCATCACATAATGAAACAAACAACTAACTTATATGTATAATTAATATTAGATACATAAAGAGTAATATATAATCTATAATTTTAACTTCTTAAAAAATAAAAAATGACCGAACAAGAAATCACCATTCAACTAAGTGATGATCCATTTGATACTAAAACAGTAAAAGTTCAAGTCCCTGACGGTACAAAATTAATGTGTAATGAAATGTATGCTGCTGATGCTTTAGCATTATACGGTCTTACTGATCATACATTACAAAAAACTCAATTAATTGAAGACAATGTTGCATATACAACAAAAGGTATTGTTTCATTTATATCTAAAGATAAGACAACTGCTCTTATTGACATCGAATCTAAATTTACTGCTCACTGTACTTTATCTAAAGAACCAGATTATATTGTAGACCAATTAGAGGTTGATATGGAAATTGATGTTAAAATTAAAACCAACAAATCTACGGGAGATGTTATTGCTTCTATCTCTGATGCAATAAAAGAAGTTAAGCTTAGAGAAATAAAGGATGCTATTGGAAATAAGGCTGTAGGGTTTACTGCTAAAGTTAAAGAATTAATTCATGGTGGATATTGGGTTGATGTAGCAGGGATTAAATGTTTTATGCCAGGTTCACTAGGAGGCTTAAATAAATTACATGACTTTAATGTTTTAGTAGGTAAAGAAATTATTGTTATGCCAATAACATTCTCTAATGAAAAGGATACAATTGTAGTATCTCATAGAGAATATTTAAGAACAATGATTCCTTCAACAATCGAAAAGTTAAATGAAACTATCAAAGAACCTAGAGTAGGTTTTGTTACAGGTACCACTAAGTTTGGTGTATTTGCTGAATTTGATGAATGCTTAACAGGATTAATTCCGAAAGCTGAATTAACCGAAGAAATGCAAAAGACTTTAGATGATAGAGCAATAAAACCTGGAGACGAAATTAACTTTTGGGTAAAAGAAATTATATCAGATAGAAAAATAATCCTAAGCCAATTAGGACCTAAGATTGATTTATGGGATGGTGTTGATGAAAAATATAAACCTATGATGATCACTGAAGGTAAAGTTACTAAGATTACTTCATACGGTGCTTTTGTTGAATTAGAAAAAGGTATAAGTGGATTAATTCATAAATCTAAATTAAAAGGTGCTGACTTATCTAAAGGTGATACTGTAAATGTAAAAATTGGAAGTGTGAATGTTAGTGATCGTAAGATTACAATGAACATTGCATAACACCGTTCCTGGTTTGAATATATAAACAAATCAGGAACTACATGTACACTAACGAACAACTTAATGCTATATATGCTTCAAAGATTGGTATTGAATTTGAATTCTTTGCCAATGAAGGGCTTGATGAAGTAAAGAGAGGTTTATCCCAAACTTTAAATAAGCAAATTAGAGTAGAAGAAAAGGCTCATAGTGATTTTACTCCAAGCGATGAAGTCTTTAAACTAGAGCCAGATAATTCGGGTGGAACTGGGATGATTGAAATGGTTACAGGACCACTTCCTTTTGTAGAGGCTAAACTAATTATCGCTAAAACATTAAAATGGATTAGAGAGAACGGGAGCACAAATGAAAGATGCTCTATTCATATTAATGTAGCATTTGATGGACATAAATTAGGTACCCCAACAAATGTATCTAGTTTAGACATAGGTAAATTTGTTTTAAACTTTGATGAAGATAAAGTTTATGAAGCATTTCCAAATAGAAAAGATTCTGTTTATGCTAAATCTATAAAATTTATTGTGCCATTAAGTGGTATGACTCAACCTTCTCCAGAAAAAGTCTCCTGGAAAAATTACTTGTTTGTTTCTGAAAAATATTACGGTGTTAACTTTTCAAAGATACCTAAAAATTATATAGAGTTTAGATATTTAGGTGGTAAGGATTATGAAAAAAAGTATAACACAATTATGGATTTAACTGAACATTTTGTTTTATCACTATATGAAACTTTAACAGATCCAGTCTATAATGAAGAAGACATTAAAAAATTAGATGCTATTTTAGAAAACCATAGAAGTGTTATAGAATCTTATAGAGATTATCAAACATTTAAAAAGAACTTTCCTAAAATTCATTTAATGGTAGATTTAAAAACTTATGATCAAATTATAGAAACCTTTTATCCTAAAATGAGAGAGAAACTTTTTGATCTTTTGACTAAAGCTGGACTAACTGAGGCTTTAATTAATTATGATGCAGATACTGGTAAAATGCAAATAAAAAATGCTGAGCTAATGAAGTGTTTTGAAATTAATGGTGTTGACATTGTTGACTCTAAGATACAAGGTAATATTATAAATTGTGATATCTTTAGTTCTGAATTAATTAATTCATCAATTTTAGAAAGTAATTTATTTGGATCTACTGATGTTGCAGATTCAAAAATTGAAGATTCATATGTTAGCAAAAATGTAATATGTAAAGATTCATATGTCTTTGGTATAAGAGGTGTATTTAGTGGTGAGATGGAAGGTGGTATATTTAGAAAAGGTAGAGCTACTAAATTAGCACGATTTGAAAATGCTGAAATAATTGAAATAGAAAAAATATAAAATAAGATGGCTAATAAGAATACTTATTGTAATGATCCAGAGGAAGCTGAATGTTTAGACGCATTAATTAAGTTAATTAATGATGAATTAACAATAGCATGCCAGATTCCATTCACAGTTCCTAAGAAGGAATTAGCAAACATTATACAAAGAGCAAAAAAATATTTTTATAAAATCTATGAAGATAGTGTAGAGCAAATGTATATTGCTTTACCTGCCGGCGCTTTGCATAAATCAGATTTTAAACAAGGTGTTCCTTATGGTAGTGGACAAGATAATGAAACTATCACTAATAAGAAAAATATAAATAATCCAAGAGGCATTGTTCAGATGCCGTCCCGAGTATATTCCGTTAATGATGTTTTTGAAATAGGTGGCTTTAGTGGTGAAGATGGTGGATTTGGTGATTATAGTTTTAATGCTGGCGATGTAGACTTTTCAATTGATAAGTTTATATATAGTGATGTATATGGTGCAGGTATAGGTAGTGAGAACTTAATGTATTATGTTGTTAACTCTTTATTCTTAGATAATACAAGACAAGTTTTATTACCACAAATATCATATACATATAATAGACTAACTAAAAAGTTTAGGTTTCAGGGTGAGCTACCAAAGAATGCTGTTATATTTGAAATCTTTTCAACAATTTCTGATTGTGCATTATTTCAAGATGAAGCTTTTGAAAGATATGTCATTGGACAAGCAAAAATTCAATTGTCTAGAATACTAGGTACATTCTCGTTTAATCTTCCAGGTAACATTACAATTAATTATGACCTAATTCAATCAGAAGGTAGAGAAGAAGTAGATAGAATAGTTGAAGAAATAAAAGGAGATGAAGGTGTTGATTACTTTTTCACTGGATAATTATAATCTGAAAGCTATTAATTTTAAAGAGAATATATAATAAAAAATTAGTGTTCTTTAATGATTAGAGATATTTATAGTAGAGATGTTGAAGATCCTAAGTATAATGATAATACTTTAGAGGTATCTGATTCAATCTCTCAATTAATTTTAAAAATTGAAAATGTTCTTTTTACAAGAACAGGTGATGTTTTAGGGGCACCAAGTATGGGTTGTAATTTGGAAGACTTGTTATTTTCATTTGTTAATAACGAAAGTACAATCCAAAATAAAATTAATAGCCAGATAGCTGCGTATTGTTTACCAGATCTAGCTGGGTATACAATAGATACTCAAGTTACATTCTTTTCAACTGATGAGAGGGATGGTGCTTTTGTAGATATATTTGTAGATGAACAGAGAGTTATAGGAGCTCTTTTTTAAAAAAATAAATTGAATGTCATTTTTTAGTAAAAGTAGAATTAGGGCAACGGAATTATTTTCTGATGCATTCGAATATCTTGGACGTACTTATGACCAGGCCGTAGAAACTTTTACTCCAGCTTCTCCATTTGGTCAAGTATTAACAGTAGTCGCTAACTTAGGTGAATTAATATTCTTTTACATTGAAGCAGTAGCTACAGAATTAAATATATCCCGAGCTAGAAATATTGAATCTATCTACGGATTATCCAGATTAACTGGTCATGATCCTACAAGAAGTATTTCTGCAAGAGGTATAATTGGATTACGATTGAATACAAGTGCGGCTAGCCTCGTCGAAGGAAACTTTGTTCAGATTATGAATGGGTCATCTTTTGAAGTTGGACAAAATGGTCAAACATATTTTTTAAGATTTAATAGTGACTTCATTAGATTAGAAAAAACTAATAAGCAGTTTGTTAATGTTGAAGTTGTACAAGGAGAACAAGATGAACAGTCATTTACTGGAACAGGCTTACCTTTACAGAGTTATAATTTAACCACAAAAGATCCTACTGATCAATTTTTAGTATCGGTTCATGTAGATGGAGAACTTTGGAAATTAGTTGATTCACTGTATGACATGAATCCTAATGAGAAATGTGCAATGATAAAAAGTAGTGTTAATGGTGGTCTTAGTTGTTTCTTTGGAAACAATCAGTTTGGTAGACCTCCTGCATTAGGAGCTAGGATTAGAATAAGCTATGTTAAAAGTGCTGGCCAAGTAGGTAATATCGGTGGTAAACAATTGGATATTAAATTTTCGGAACCTGGAACAAATCAAGCAGGTGAACAGGTGGATTTAAATGAAGTTCTTGCAATGAATATTGTAAGGAACCCAATGTTTGGTTCTGATACTGAAGATCCTGAATTCACAAGGCTAATAGCACCATATCAAAGTAATTCATTTGTTTTAGCTAATCCTAATAATTATATTTACTATTTGAGTAAGTATGACTTCTGGTCTTTCATAGATGCTTATAATACAAAAAATGATGAATACTTAAATGATGATAATATTATTTACTTATTCTTAATCCCAGATATAAAGAAAAAAATAACAAGTGACTTAGATTATTTCAGCATACCTGAGAATGAGTTTACAATGACGGCACAGGAAAAAGAAATGACATATGAAATTTTAAATACTAGTGGCAGACAAGTTGTTACAGCAGAGACAAGAATCATAGATCCTATTATTAAAAGATATGCACTCAATGTTGTAATACGATGGTTTGATAATTTTGATAAAGATGAAATAAGAATTCAAATAAGAAAAAACTTAGATGATTATTTCTTAAATGTAAATAGAAGAGATAGGATTCCTCGTTCGGATATTATTTCAATAATTGAAAACGTAGAAGGTATTGATTCTGTAAATGTATTTTTTATCTCAGAAGAAAATGAAAAGGCAATTAGAGATGGTTTTTATTTTGTGCCTGTCTATGGAACAGATCCTGTTACAGATCAAAGAGTTTTAATTGAAAATAAAAAGATCGTACTTAAGAAAGGTGAAGATCCTAATTTAGGATTAGATAGCTTTGGTGATATTGTTATTGAAAATAATGACTTAGCAATCATAAGAGGTGGTTGGGAAGATAGGAATGGAACTTTTTATGAGCCTATCCCAGAGCAGAATAAAATCAGTTCACTTAATGTATTCTATAAAGAAGCTATTGCTGATAATCTTTATAATAAAATACAACAAGAAAAGTATAACCAAGTCCAAAGAAACCGAGGAACAACGATTGCAACAGGAGTTAACTCCAGAGGTTTAAACACAGGTAGGTTAGAAAATACACCAACACTTAAAGCATTAAAAGGAAAATAATATGGCAACAGTTAAAAATGATAGAGTAGGGTTTCCAAGCATGTACAGAGCTACATATGAAAGAGGGTGGGAGCTAAAAAATACAGGATATGATTATGGCTTAAACTTATTAAGAAATAATATGTCTTCATATATGTTTAGAAATAGACACCTACGTTCTTTCTTAGAAGATTATCTTAGCCCTATTATGGTATTTTATATTAACCGTGTAAAATATTTGAGAATTTATTTTAACTTTGCTGTACCTAAGTGGTATCAAAAAATAAATTAAGAGACGGTGACTAATAACTGGAAACATTTATATTTCTTTGATAAGCAAGGAAAGAATTACAATATGAAGTATGACGATACTGCTGATAAGTGGTATGGTGATATATTTCTTCCTGAGGTTTCTATTGATTTATTTGAAGTAGGTCAAATTTTTGTTTTACAAAAAATGATAAATGCTACAACTGGTGCATTTGAGTTTGGCTTTCCACATGACTATGTAGACGGTTCAACAGCGGATCCTACTGGTAAGGGTGGATGTGGTTGGGAGGTTGAATGGAAAACTAATACGCCAAAAGAAATATTTCTTTTTCAATTTGACAAGAATTTTGATACAGGTACTCAATCGGCATTAGTACAAGAACCTGATGGTCCACCTTTAGTTAAAGTTGATAAACTTTTTGTTCCACTAGATTTTGATGATAGCCAAAAAGTTAATGGTGAAGGTTATATTATTACCGATGATATCAGATCATTGGCATTACAAGTAAATATTACCTTTTCATCAAGCCAAGAAAATACTTACAAGAGAACTTTAATCATTACAGATAAATGTACAAATACTGTTGTGGCAGAATTTACTGTATATGCCGAAAGTATTGAAGAAGATGAAAGACTTAGAGTCATGACTCAAAACATGGGATATAGTGTTATTGCTTCAGACAGTACTGTATTTAGAGACACTAATTTAAAAGAGGCTTTACCTGATTATGTAGAAATTAATACCAAGAGAAAAGAGATAATGATGGAAGGTAGTAATATTTACCCTTTTATTGGTTCTTATAAAGGTTTAATAAATGCAATTAAGTTTTTTGGTTATGATAATTTAAAGCTTAAAGAGTTTTGGAAAAATGTAAATGGTAATTCTCCACAATTTGGAAATTATATTCAAAGTAATGCTATAGATTTATTTTCTCCTACGGTACAGTTTGATGATAAGAGTATAACTTTACCTAATAAAAACTTTAGAAAAACAAGCATGTTTGAACTTATCTATAGAATTAACAGGATTGTACCTGATAGTTTTACTGATGAGGATTTGCCTAAGACTGAAGAGTTACAAGATTTTACTATTGAAGAAATCTTAATTAAGTTATTTGGTCTTAAAAGAAAATTAGAAAATGAATACCTTCCACTTAACGCTCATATTAAAGGGATTACTGCCGAGGCAGATTTTTTCGGTTTATTAGAAGTAACAAATACAATAAGCAGAAATGATACAAATACAATTAGAGCAGGTTTAAAGGCTGACTTTGAAGTTAATCCTAAAGCATGTACTTATTTAGAAGATCTTAGAATTTTTAATGAATTTTGTTTAAAAGAAGGTGCTATAGTTGGGAAAGCTATTATTGAATCATGTAATGCTTATATTAATCCATTAAGGGCTGGTACACAAGCAGTCGGATCTAACATGGTTATTGATTATGTACCTGGACAAGTTTTACCACCTCCACCAATAGGCCCAGATACAAACAGTGTATTAGGAGCATTAGAGAGTGGGGAAAATGTTACTGTGTCAGATATCGCTGGCGTATTTCTAGCTTATTTTGCAAGATATGCACCAGATTTAGATAGAACACAAGCTGACTTTGTACCAGGCGAATCTTCAAAATCATTACCTGATAAACCAGGTGCTCCAAGTGGCGCTATTATAACTTTAAATAATACAAGCACAGCAGGTATTACTTGGGATAATGTAAATAGTACATGGGATCAATTAAGTAATGCAAATGATTTCTTTACTTTTGATTTTAATATACAGGCTCCTAATGTAGGTGACATTTATCAATTAACAGATTCAGTTACAGGAAGTAGTGTATCACATACAGTATTAGCAACTGATACTGTTCAAACTATAACCACTTCTTTGTATGATCAAATTGTATTATTAAAAAATACTCAGACTGACCCATGGCTCTGGTTTGATTGGTCTCAAATAGACAATGTAATTGGGCCAGCAATAAGATGTTATGGTAATGATGTAAACCGATTTGTACCTTCTGTTATTTTAGCAAATTCAAATAATGGTGGGCAGTTTACATTTATTCAACAGCCTGGTGAAACTTTATATACATGGGATGGTATTAATTATGGAAATATTGCAGAAATAGAATGGACTGTTTATAAAGATGAAACTCCTGGCATTTCTCCACCATACTTTTTTACAATAAGAGGACCTATTGCAAAGTATAATACATTACCTATAGTGTTACCTTATGTAGGTGACTATTCAGTAGAGATGAAGCTATTTGATATGTATAACAACATTTCATCTATTGTAAAGATGGAAGAAATTTGCGTAGATTCAAAAGAGGTTGAATATTCTGGATGGTATCAAGCTAGAAAATCTACTTATACATGGGATGCTGAAGGAAAATATAAATGGAATGATTATGGCTCATTGTGGAATTTACCTATAGAGCCTTCTGTTACATGGGATGAAGAAACTCCAAGCTTATATGAATCTTTAGATAGAGTTAATGCAATTCTTAATAATTTTGGAATAGGAACTAATACAGATTTTCAAATTAGAAACTTTCAAGATGGAGGTAAAGCTAGTTTTAGTGGACCGTATCAGTGGAAGAATTTAAATGATAGAAGTTGTACATGGGATAATGGTTTTCACTTATGGTGGGATATGACTGCTACTACAGGTGACACTCCTGCATTTTTTCAATTCAGTACAGTTGTTCCAAATAGTTATTTGAAAATTGTAGATAGGTATGGGACAGCAGGCCAAGAATACTTTGATTTTTCTGTAACTACTTTAGGTGATGCCGTTGATATTTTAAATGTAAGTACTAATCCTATTATAAATAAGTATGTTTATAACTTAGTAATGAATGCAGCCAGTAGTGAAATATTTGTGCAAGCAGTTGCTAGATATTATGGACACTTTGGAGACTTCACATCAGTTGATATGGTTGATGTAGATGGAATTAGAATATGTGCTGATGGTACAGGGAATGCAACTGATTATGTTGGTGGCCCATTAGAGGAAACAGTTTTATATCCTCCATTTGATAGATCATTGGCAATTAATGGTGTTACATTATTAGGGTTACCTGAATTAGGTGGTACTGAAAAAGTATCAGATGAATTTATAAAAAAGGTAGCGCGAGTATATGAAATGATATTAGACCCTGACGGTCCTAATATTAATTATAATAAACAAGCAGCAGTATTGCAATCATTACAATCTAAGAAAACTATTCAGAGAATAGGATATGAAGGAATGGGTGCTTATTTTCCACCGTTAGAGTCTTATGCTGGCTGGGATCAAACTAATGATGATAATGCTAATGTTGATTTTATTTGGGAATTAGATGGTGTTACTCCACAGGATAAAATAACTGAAGTATTAGAACATGCTTTACATACTATAACTACATTCGGTTTACCTGGTGCATATCCTAATGTATTTAATCAAACATCTCCATACGGACCAACTTATAATGCAATGTCAGAAGCAATTAATAATGGAGTTTTTGATATCTCAGGATATACACAACAACCTGGTGAAAGTAATGATGAATTTAATGCCTTATTAATGAGGGAGTATTTATACTTATTAATTTATTCTGAATGGGGATTTGTTGCTCCTTATATAAGCGGTGGATCTTTATCTCCGGAATGGACTCCTATTACTGCTACTGATGTAGAAGATCAAAACCCATTAGGGCATTCTTTATATACAACATATATTCAAACATTATTAGCAAAACCTAATACAGATATTTTAGATAGTATGTTTGCTACAGGTGGCTTGTCCGGATATATACCATTTGAAGATAATCCAATTGGTGGAAACATTGATTGTTTAAGTAGAATTTATAAAAGTAGTCAAAGTATTTCTAATAACCCAACTTGGAATACTGCTAAGTTTATTAATGACGGAAAAGTATTACCTCCAATGACATGGGCTATGTTTGTATATGACAAATGTAGAATAGTAGGGAAGGATGAACCTAAATGGACCATCACTAATACTACTAACTCATCAGCGGCTGATATATATTTCAACAGTAAGTATCTAACATATCTTTTTAAAGACCCAGGAAAGTATGTGATAACATTAGAACTTATCGATAGTAATGGGAATAAATATAAAAAGGATAGAAATATCTTAAATATAAAACAAATAAAATAAAATGGCAATTAGCGTAACCGAAATTTTAGGAACTGATTCTTTATCAGGATCAAGACTTGTAATTAACGATAATTTTAATGTTCTCTCCAGTGAGATTAATGCAATGGAAGTTTACTTTGCACCATCTGCTGGTACCATAACTAATTTAGCAAATGTTTCAACTGAAGCATTAAGAGTTGGATTGAGTACAATATTATTAGATGTAAATGCAAGTACATTTGATATTTTAACCAATGTTAAGATGACAGGAAATTTAAATATGTCTGGTGCAGGTGTATTTAGAAATGATGTTAACCCAGTTACTTTAGATGATACTGGCCAGGCAATGCCGGCTACTATCAGCGTAGGAACTACAACAGCAATTCCTCCATACACAATTAACAGAGTCGGAAATTCAGATGTAGCAAACACATTAACATTATCATTGTTTAATGGAAGTATAGGACAAGAAATTTTCTTTGTGTATACTACAGGAAGTGGATTAGTAACAATCAATGGTGTATCAAATAACATGGTATTACCTGGTGCTGCACAGACAAACCTTAACTTAAATGGTATAGGACAAACTGTACACTTACTATGCGTTGACAACGGATCAGGTGTTGGTGTTTGGTATATTGCAGGTGGTACAGGATATACAACAAGTTAATAATTAAAGATAAAGAATATACATGGCAACAACGCCCTTAATAAAGACACCCCAGGCAGATGGTGGAACTTTTTACACGTTCTCATCAGCAGCAAAAGACTTATCTAGGACTCTCAATAATGATGATCTTAAATTAGTCTTTTCAAAGTTTGTGCTTCTTAATCTACCAGATTTTGATAGATTAGATCCAACAACATTTAGTCAGTATGAAAACTATATGCAGTTTGATACTATTGATGGTGCTATATGGAGCGGCGGTTTAAAAGGTGATCCTAATGTTAACTTTACTGAAAGTCTTCAGAATTATGCGCTAAATTTAGAAGAATTAATTATTAGTGATGTTAATTATGATAACACTACAAACCTATCTGTAACGGAAAGAGTATTCTTTAAGTGGTTAAAGGAAACTGGAGCTATGAGGTTCCGTGAAGCTAATGCTTTAGAGCAAGTTAGTGGTTTAACTTCTCCAAGATTTGTTGAGGAAGATGAAATAACCTCAGGTACTCGACAGTACAGAAGAGTAGTCAGATATATTGGTGAAATTGATATTGTAAATAATGTAGATAAAGCCGGAGAAGCTTATACAGAATTATATATTAAT